CGCCTGACTCGTTTTCATCTATTTTTTTTTTGATTGTATGTTAGCTAAAAGCATTTCTTGTACTTCGGAAATATAATCTAAAATGGGGAAGCTCTCGAATGATTCCAGCCATTTATCCGGCTCCGGAATACTGTGATCAGCTGTCTTTGCAAACGTCCAAATGATATTATAAAAAACTTCAAAATCTAGGTTATCTAAAGTCTCATCGTCCATTTCTTCGATGCTTTTTAACTTTCCTAGTTTGTGAAGTTTTAAGATTTCTGCAAAAAAGTCACGTCTAAATTGCATTTTATATTTTAAAGGTGTGGCACCGTTGCTTTTTAACACCACTTCTTTATCATCTACGATAATTGTCTTTTCCATTTAATTACCTCAACCTTCTGGAGTTGTTGCTTGACCTTTAATATAAACATTGTCAAACCAACCATTATAAATTGCAGGAGTAGTCGTAGCAGTAGTTTTTGTTTTAACGATTTTTCGGTCATTTAAAACAATTGGACTAGCTACAAAGCTTAATTCATTAGCGTTAGGCTCAACTGTATCAGTCTTTGTGGATGAATTTACATTCGGACGATTTGCAGTACAATTGTACATTACATGACGAACCGCTTTTATATCCCCTTCAAATTGGAATAAGAGTGCAAATTGCTTTTGTCGAGCATCTGTATATTCACTTTGTACTCCATCTTCTTCGTCCAATTCTTCCCCTAAGCAATCAATAGCAAATTGATCTGGGATATTGGCAATGTTTAGAGTACCTTCGTAACCTTGGTTGTTAGCTGCTGAATAATAAACCATATTGTCTGCATAAAACTCAGTCATATCACCACGCGGCTCATTTGTTAACTCTACTGCTCCTGGAATAGGTATTGGTTTTTCAAAAGTAACTACTCCATCGGTAATTGTGTAAGGTGCATAATGAACATTTTCTAAACCAAAAGTAACTTTATTTTCTGGCATTCTATCTCAACTCCACTTCAAATGTATTTTTAAATAATCCTTCTTCTTTTATATAAACCTCGTTTTGTTCAAATGTAATTCCGTTAGCTAATAAAACATCTTTCAGTTTCTTCTCTGCAGCTAAATCCTTTTTAGATGTGTAAAGTTCAATATCAATGTTTGCTCCTTCTAGATAAACCGTATCGTCTGCAAAGAAATTCTCTGAATCCACAAAAAGGTAGCAAATATAAGGAACGCTTGGCGCATCATTATTAAAATGCGAATAAGCCACAGGATATCCGGTTTGATCTAGTAATTGTTTCAAATCAACTAATGTCATGATGATTGGATATCCCTTTCAACTCTTTCGATGTATTCGTCCACAATCTTTTCTTCCACAGGTGCAATATGAACCTGAGCTGGAGTCCTGCCGCCATCTCTATTGGCATGTCCTTTTTCTAAAAGATGAGTTAATTGGTAATCAGTAGCATTGTGGACAATGACTCTATCTTTTTCTTTCTTCATCTTCCAACCCTTACGATAATCACCAGTTTTTTCAGGACTGCCACTTCTAAGCATTTTTACCGCTTCTTTACCAAGTTCCTCTTGATTATCTTTAACTTTTTCTGCAACCTCGTTCGTATAGATGTTTAATTGCCGCATGATTTCATTTTGTAATTGATTAATACTAACCACTAGTTCTCACCTCACAATAAAGTTCTGTGAAGCCATCAGACCTCATATAGGACCGATAGACTGAATACTTCATAGTTTGATAATCAACTTTTTTTTCATTGTCATATTCGTCTGAATCAACGACTAAAGTTATTTGTGGTTTATGGTCCAACTGTCCTGCAGCTAGAAACTCTGCTCTACTTACACTCAATTTAGAACAGAATATTTGTCTAGGTATTTCCGTTTCAATATCCTGCCCTAATTCATCTTGAGTGGTGGTTACGCTAATAAGGACACAAACATCATCTAATGAAATGTTGTTACTATTCCCCAAGCTTGATTTCAATGATGGCATCTGGCTTCCCTGCCTTCTTAATTAATCGGTTATGAATCTTAAATTGAATACTTCTAGACAACGGAATATTCACATGCCTATTGCGATAATTCCAAGCTGAATATTCAACGACCAACATTTGATCTTCAACAGATTCGAGATTTAAAGTTACTCCCATTGTCTCGATTTCTTTACATGTACTTTCTATGACATTAGAAAAATAGGCATCTCTCAAATTATGAGTGATGCCCAGGTCTAATTTTAATAATGATAAGATAGTTTCCCTAACTGAATCATTCATCTTCTTCAACCACTTTGATTAAGGGGGTTTTAAGCTTGTTTGCAGAACTAGATAATTCTTCAACTCGCTCATTTTTCGCTTTCCCCTTTCTCGGATATTTGTCTCCGGCACGATAAATGTGGTTTTTATCTTGCAAGTCTGTGAAATCTTTAATTACTACGTATTTCATTTGCTTTCACCCTTTCTGTGGATTAAGCTCCTGCTGGTTCAGTTGTAGCTGGTGTGTATGTGATGTAATAACCTGCTGCACTATCAACCTTTTGAACATCAAAGCGAACATAACCAGCAAGCAATTGTCCGTAGATATCATTGTCAATCCATTTTACAGAAGCTTGTTTACGATTGAATAGAGTACAGAATTCCTTAGCGTCTCCAACAAATCCTACAAGATCGCCTTCTGCTTCTCCGATAATGTCATCATCCAAGACAACAACTTCTCTTCCTTTGATTCGTTTACCAGAAGCAACAGTGATATCGTCTTGTAATAAATAACGGCCATTCCCATCTTTCAGTAAATCTAACTCGTTGAATAGGGAAGCAGATACATAGAATTTCACTGTATAAACTTGTTTAAAACCAGTGTTTAGCAATGTAACAATTCCATCCAAGCCAGTAACTGTTTTTGGTGTAGCAGTTTTAAAGATATCTGCAATTTGTTCATTCTTAGTGTTTAAGTCTTGGTCACGAATATCTTCAGCGATTAATCCAGTGATATCATAATCAGCATCATCAATTGCTTCTTGAGATACAGGGATATAACCACGGTATGTTTCAATATCATAGTTAACTTCTGTGAAAGTAGGGTGCGCTAACTCTGGGTTCTTAGCAAGTTCTGCAACAGAGTTCATTTTCCCATTTGATTTGTGGATGACAGGATATTTACCTGAACCTCGGTTAACTGGAACTGTACGAACATATTGAGTCAAGTCTACAACGTCAACAAGTTCTTTTTTAGGTGGTAATAATTCTTCAGGAATTAAAGCTCCACCTTCCACAGATGTAAAGCCTGCACGCTCTTTTAATGATCCTTTAGAACGAACATATTCGTTAATTGCTTCTCTTGTTTCTACATTTGCTGGCATATTTCTTTTCCCCCCTGCATTTGGCTTTTTACGGTTAGATGCTTCTAATTGTTTTTCTAACTCTTCGATTTCTTCTTCCAAAGTTGATTTTTCTTCTTCTGCTGCCTCAATAGCATCATCATTTTCTTTTACGCTGCCTTCAATTGCTGTTAAGTCTTCCTCTGACTCAACTCCATCAATGGAAGCAGATAGCTCATCACGCTTCGCCAGCAATTCTGTGATTTTGTCCTCAACGTTTTTTAATGAACTTCTTTTTAAATTTAACTTTGCTCCGATTACTACTGGATTAGCCACGTTTCATCTTCTCCTTTAATTGAGCTTTTCTTTGCTCGAGTTTTTGTTTTTTAATTGCTTCAACATCTTTTTGTCTTGCTGCTACTGCTGTTTGTGGATATGCAGGGAAGGCAGTAATTGATACTTCCATTGTGTCTGCTTCTCTTACAATCCATTTGACTGTGCCATCTTCTCGATATTCAACATCCTCTTTGAGTGGCATGAATCCGAAAGAACAACCTCTCACCTTACCAGTTTGCACCTTACGATATGCGCTCTTTGCAAAAGGATCTTCTAAATCAATCTTGGCACGCCCCCATAAGCCATGAGAATCTGTTTTAAGTTCTAATGTTTGACTTCCTATGCTGCCTAACACCACTCTTGTATCGTGATTATCTAGGCACATAATGTCATTGTTTCGTAAGCTGTTATCGAATGCTCCTGGGGCAATTTCTTCAAATGCTCCCGGCCATAATTCTGTTTCTTGATTGAATACAGCAAAATAACCTTCTATAAAGGCTTCTCCGTTTTCTGCATCACGAGTTTTTAACTCGGATTGAAAAACCATTAGTCGCTTCTCCATTTATTCATCACCACCTTTCAATTTACTTTGCTGACCGATAGATGCAGCAGGAATGTAGTTTTCTAAGATGATTAACTCATTCATTTCGCTATCAGGGTCTAAACCAATCCAATCACGTATTTCATTTCTTCTCATTGCGTTACGGTCCACAAGTTGAACACCTGCTGTAACCATTTCAGTAAGATCGTAAGAATATAAACTTCGTGGATTTAATCTAAAGAACCAATTTGGTGAATACAATAAATCTCTTGTTAATGTTTGCGATATTATCTGACCTATTGAATAGATTCTTGTATTAACAAAGTTGTTGTATTCTTCTTTATTGAAGGTTCCTACCCCAAGAAAAAAAGCCGGCACTCCAATGAGTCCAGCTACCGTTTTCTTATCCAGTTCTACACCTTCCACAATTGCTATGTCTTTCAAGGACAATGGTTTTACTTGCTCCACTTTGATTAAGTCAGCAGGAATAATCCATGGTTTCCCACCCTCTGTTTCATCAAAGTATTTGGCCATTACATTATCTCTGCCCTCTTTACTTGATAACTCTTCTGTTAGAGCATCCACAGAAATGATTAGAGAAGGCATATATTTACCACTCATAAAGTTATTTTTTGTGGCCGTTGCTTGATTTAAGTTCTTTACGATTTCCCTTAAAGGTACTCGATAACCAGTTCCTTTGTATGGATAGTTTGGATCCGGATTAATTGAAAAGTGTAAAACTTCATCAGGAGTATATACCTTACCGTTATAATTAATCAGATATCCTTCGTTTGTATCTTCAAATGATACAGCAGGCATTTGAAAAGGAGTTAAGTCACTAATAAAAGTTGTCTCCGGATCCACTCCAATATGAACAACAGAATTTCCATCACCGAATAATAAAAGATCTCGTACTATTTTATAAATCCACCCTTTGCGAGTCATGTTCTTATAAGGTTCAATATCTATCTTTCTAGATAATTGGTTACGGACTCTTTTGTCCCCTTCTTCTGTATTCTCCATAAGGTGAATTGTCATGTTAGAAACAAGATCTGCTATCTTATCGACTGCAATTAATACATCTGGATTGTCTGAAAGCTTTGTATATCCTACTGTTTCTACATCTCCAAATCCCAAGGTAATAGGATCGTTAACATTTCTTTTCTTTTTCTGTTTTCGATTCCAAAAAGCCATTTACACACCCCCTTTCTTAGTTGTTCAACCAACTTGATGCATCAGAAGCTCTAGTCATATCCTCAAGCATTTGAATAGAACCAAAGACAGCAGCATCAAAAATATCAATACGTTGATTAGGCATAACTTTTTCGTACTGAATCATATCGTCTGTTTTTTCAATAGCTGCTACATTTTGAACGCAATACTCAAAAGCTTGTGAATGGAGATAATAAAACTTTCCATCCTTTGCCTTTTTCTCAATTCTTCTGAATCCTTCAGACTTCTTATAAAAATACTGTGGCTGGTCAACCATCTTAAAGCCTTTCTTTTTCATTTCTAAAAAGAACTCCCTTGAAAACTTACGGTCAAATCCAACCTTTTTAATCTTGAAGCCCATCTTTTTCATGTCCACAAACCAATTCACAATATCTGAATGGTTAACAGTTGGTGTGTTACACATATCTAACCAACCATCGTCCTTCCAGCCAAACAATGGTATATTATCTTCCTCTGCTTTTTGAGTAGCTGCAACTATTGGGAACCACGCATGGGTAATTGTTATGTCAATATCCTTATATCTTCCATATAACGCGGCAGCAGTTAAGTCATGCATTTTAGATAAGTCGGCTCCCCCATACCAATCAATGTTTAATTTAAGCAAATCTTTTATTGTCCATGAATAGTTACGGTCTGATACTTTAAATTCATCTAAATTGAAGTATGCTCTTAATGCAGAAGTAAAGATATTCAATGACTTAGCTAAAAAGTCTTTTCTTTGCTGTGGATCATTCTGCGCCTGTAGAGCATCATTCATAATATCGTTTGGTCTTATAGAAACACCATACGCTGGATTAGCTTTCTCATGCTCTATAGGATTGGTGTAATCCACGTTCCCCTTTTCGTCTTCATCTGCTTTAGCGATAAAAACAAAGTATGCCTCATCCTTTATGGTTCCATCTAAGATCTTCTTACAATACTGCAACCTTTGATAACAAAAGCTAGTCATATCATCACCAGCAGTTGTTATACCTATCATCAATTTATTTGTATAAGCCTTCATGGCTTCTTTGATGATGTTATATTGCTTTGGCGTTTTATAAGCATGCAATTCGTCTGCGATAGCGATATTACAGTTTAAAGAATCCTGTTTATCCGGGTTAGCTGCTAATGCTTGGATATAGAGAGAACCATCTTCAAAGTTGCCCGCGATGGAGTGTTCCTGGTTGTTGTCGATGACGCGGAAGTTGTCTTTCTCTCCCATTTGTCCGAGATTAAAGTTTATAAAATTAAAGCTTTCAAGTGATTGTTTTAATGCGGCAGCTACAATATAAACCTTTGAACCACTTCGTCTATTCAACAAACCTAATGCCCATGCTAACCCTGCAGCAAAGGAAGTTTTTATATTTTTACGGGGTAAGTAAATGAACGCTTCTTTGAAACGTCTTTCTTTTGTTCCTTTATGATAAAAACCTAATAAGTTATAAACCTGGTATTTATGAAATGGTTCCAATAAAAAAGGCGTGCCACGTAATGGAGTACCATCTAACGATTCTCCTTGGGCATGCACAAATGTTTTTTCTATTATGCCAATTACAAACTCGGCATCTTTCGGGTTAAAATCATATTCAGGATTTTTTAAATCTTTAAAGAATCTTTCGCAACCTTGAATCTGTTCTTTGTTAGCAAGCTTCTTGCCCTCCACAATACTTCGAGCATAATTCATTACTAAATCATAATTCTCAAAACTCATGAACTATCACTCAAAATTAATTGTAATTTAGATTTAGGCTTGCTTTTCGTCTCTTCTTTACGTTTCGGAACATCAGGTTTCTTTAAACTTTGGAACGTTTTTGGATTAATACAAAGAATATTTGAATAGGTTGCAATGTCTTTTCTTAATGTTTCCATAGCAGAATATACTGGAGTTTTACGATCATTTGTGGCACCAGCTT